AAGAGACATTTTTGATACCGATGCTAATCCTGTGGTTCTTGAAAAATTCACAAACTGTACTATGGACCCAGCGTCTAACAGTTTCGTGGCTAAAAAGATTGGTACTTCAAACGGTGAGTTTGAATTAAAATCATCTTTCATCATGGTTGAAATGGATGAAGACGCACCTATCGATTCATTACCTTGTGGTTTTGAAGGATTTAACTTTAGAGAATATCAAGGAGCAAATTCACCTTTTGTTATTTTCAAAACACAATACAATTTTCCAGGTCAACAAATTTGGAACCCACCTTTTGGAACAACCACAGGAAGTGATAATACTACATTATCTTCGGGTGATAACATAAGAAAAACGTATTTAGGTGTTTCTAACACAGTAGGTATTGATTATGATTTCTTCCAATATAAAGGAAAACAAAATCCAACTAACCTATGTTGTGCTACCGATTCATTACCCTGGAATTACATTACTAAAGGATTCCATATGGACTCAGGTGCAACTGCTGTTACAATTGCGAATATATACACAACTTCAGGTCAAACGGCATTTGAAGTAGGTGCTGGTTCATTCCAATCTGACCCAACAAATCAATCAAACCCATACTACCGAGTTTTTGCAAGAAAATTCACTATAGTAGCTCAAGGTGGTTTCGATGGATGGGATATCTATAGAGAATATAGAAGTAACACTGACACATTTATGTTAGGTCAAAATGGTTACTTGAAAGGTGCATCACCACAACAATCAGTACTATATCCAAACGCAACTGGTTGGGGAGCTTTTAAACAAATTACTGTCGGTGATAACACACAAGACTTTGGTAATACTGATTTTTATTCATATTTACTTGGTCAATTAACATTCGCAAACCCTGAGGCGGTTAACATTAATGTGTTTGTAACACCAGGTATTGATTATGTAAATAACTCAAACTTGGTTGAACAAGCTATTGATATGATAGAATCAGACAGAGCGGATTCGTTGTATGTATGTACAACACCTGACTACGACATGTATGCACCAACAACATCAAATTTTCAGGGTGACTTTATATACCCACAAGAGGCGGTAGATAATTTAGAGGAATCAAATATAGATTCAAACTACACGGCAACTTACTATCCCTGGATTTTGGTTAGAGATGGTGTTAATAATACTCAAATTTACATTCCTCCGACATCTGAGGTTGTAAGAAATTTAGCACTTACAGATAATATTGCATTCCCCTGGTTTGCAACTGCTGGTTACACAAGAGGTTTAGTAAATGCGGTTAAAGCTCGTACCAAACTAACACAAGAAGCGAGAGATACTTTGTATGAAGGTAGAATCAATCCAATTGCAACATTCTCAGACGTAGGAACAGTAATTTGGGGTAACAAAACTCTTCAAATCAGACAATCGGCACTTGATAGAATTAACGTAAGAAGATTGTTACTACAAGCTCGTAAGTTGATTTCAGCTGTGGCTGTTAGATTGTTGTTCGAACAAAACGACGAACAAGTAAGACAAGACTTCTTGGATTCTGTAAACCCAATTTTGGATTCAATCAGAAGAGATAGAGGTTTAGTAGACTTCAGAGTAACAGTTTCAAACAGTCCTGAAGATATCGACGCTAACCAATTGGTTGGTAAGATTTACTTAAAACCAACAAGAGCACTTGAATTTATCGACATCGAATTCTTGATTACTCCAACAGGAGCTTCTTTTGAAGACATTTAATAATTAAAAATAAGGGGGGTTGTTCACCAATCCCTCTTTTAGCCTAAACAAAAAAAAACTATGGAATTTAAAAAATCAAAATTAAATGAAAATCTTAACTTACCTAAAACAGGTAAAAAATCATTTTCAAAGAAATCACAAAATATCATTGTTTCTGAAGCACAATTAGAAAGATTGATTGAAAAAATCGCAAAAAACAAAAATGTTTAAAAAAGTTTTAAAAGAGTTTTTAGAAGAAAAACTTTTACGTGAAGGTTTTGATGATGTTGGTAATCCTGATTTAAAGTATTATGCTTTTGATTGGGATGACAATATTGTTTTTATGCCAACAGAAATTATTGTGGCAACCGTTGACGGTGAAGAGGTTGGTATGGGTACCGAAGATTTTGCGGAATATAGAATGGATATCGGTAAAGAACCATTTATGTATAAAGGAAAAGAAGTTGTCGCATTTGCAAATGACCCCTTTAGGAACTTCAGAAGTGAAGGAGACACTCAGTTCATCGTTGACGCAATGTTAGCTAAACCAGGACCGTCTTGGGATGATTTTGTGGAGTGTTTAAATGGTGGTTCTATCTTTGCAATTATCACAGCAAGAGGACACAACCCCGAAACACTTAAAGAGGCGACATACAATTACATTGTTACAAATCACAACGGTATTTCAAAACAAGAATGTATTTCAAATTTAAAAAAATTCAGAAACATTGCCGAAGAAGGTGAAATGGACGGAAATGAAATTATTATGGAGTACCTTAATATGTGTAAATTTCACCCTGTAACTTTTGGTGAAGGTTCTGCGACGAACCCTGAGGAAGGAAAAATTAAAGCCCTAAGAGAATTTATCTCACACGTAAAAGAAATGTCATCAAGGTTAGGTAAACAAGCGTTCTTCAAGAACGATGTGAAAAACAGATTTATACCGGAAATTGGATTTTCTGATGATGACCCTAGAAATATAGAAAAGATAAAGCAATTCTTAGATACTGAATACTCAGATAAACCAGTAAGAACTTATTTAACTAAAGGAGGAGAAAAAAAAGAAATATAATTTATTTAAGTATTGCTGGAGCTGGATATACATAATCCAAAATTTCCGGAATAAAGTAAATAGAAAAATTTTTCGACATCCGTGTATTTATAAGTAAATAAATTAAAAAAACGAAAACTAAAAAAAAATACTATGGCTGATTTATTAATGAAAATGCCGATGCCTTACGAACCAAAACGTAAAAATAGATTTATCTTAACGTTCGATTCTTCTTTGGGCATCAATTCTTGGTTTGTAGAATCTACAACAAGACCACAAATTACAATCAATCCTGTTGAAATTCCATTCTTAAACACATCTACTTACGTAGCGGGTAGATTCACGTGGAATACAATAAACGTTACATTCCGTGACCCAATTGGACCATCAGCTGCTCAAGCACTTATGGAGTGGGTACGTCTACATGCAGAATCTGTTACAGGTCGTATGGGATACGCAGCAGGTTATAAGAAAAACATTTTCTTGGAAATGTTGGACCCAACAGGTGTTGCTGTTGAAAAATGGATTTTACAAGGAACATTCTTAACGGATGTTAACTTTGACTCTTTAGGCTATTCAGATGACAATTTAGCAACTATCTCAGCGACATTACGTCCAGATAGATGTGTTTTAGTTTATTAATAGTATTTACGTAGTTATATTTAACCATAGGGGAAACTCTATGGTTTTTTTTTAATATGACAGATTACTCACAATATTTACAAGAAGGTTTTAATTTACCTCACGATGTAGTTGAACTACCATCTCGTGGAAAATTCTATAAAAATAAAAAATCAGCCTTAAAGGTTGGTTACCTGACTGCCATGGATGAGAACATCCTTTTGGCTGATAATAGAAATAATGATATCATTTCAACACTTTTGAGAAACAAAATTTACGAACCAGATTTTCATCCCGATGAACTTTTGGATTGTGATATTGAGGCTATCCTTATTTTCTTAAGAAATACTGCTTTTGGTTCGGAGTACAAATTGATACTAAGAGACCCAAAAACACTTCAAGAGTTTGAGGTATCGACACAACTTGATGAATTAAACATCAAAAAACCTTTACACGAACCTGATGGTGATGGTCTATTTACGTTTATATTACCTGTTGGTGGACAGACAGTAAGATGTAAAATGTTAAATGGTTACGACCAAAAAGAGTTGAAAAAATTCGAGGACGCATACCCAAATGGAGTTGTTGCTCCGGTTCAAACCAAAAGACTCGAAATGCAGATTATGTCAATTGATAATACATCTGATAAAGGTGACATTGCAAAATACATCCAACAGATGCCAATTGCAGATTCAAAATTCATAAGAAATTCGTTAAAAGATTCTGAACCAAGATTGGATTTGGAACGAGTATTTACAGCCCCGTCAGGAGAAAAAGTGAGCGCCAGAGTCACTTTCGGGGCCGAATTTTTTCGTCCTTTCTTCTAATTACAGGCAAATTATGATGGATGAGTTTTATTACTTATCCAAGTACGTTCATTTCTCATATAGTGATATGATAAAGATGCCAATATTTGAAAGAAAATACTTTATTAATAAGCTTGTAACTGAGTTTGAAAAAAAGAATGAACAAGCTGAACAGTCAAGAAATAAAAGATAAGGTATTTATCTAAAAAAACTAAATGTTTCTACAAGACGTAACATCAACAGGAGGAGGGGGGGGACCCTCAATCAGTGACGCATTAAATGCTGTCAAAAATTCTTTTGACAAATTACAAGATAGTATTTTTGATTTTGAGGACCAAGTATCACGTGTCAATCGTCAAGTATTGGGTCAGGGCTCAATTTATGCCAAGTCAATGAGGGAACAGTTTGCTAAGGCAACAATGGATGTTTTACAAATTGGTGGAAATTTAGATGACGTAGCTAACACATTTCTAGCAATCAACAAAGTTATGGGAAAAAACACTATGTTATCTGCTCAAGAATTATCAAACATGGTTGCTTTACAAAAATCTGCAGGTATTACTGCAGATGAAATGGGGTCTCTTATTGAGGCATTTGATAGTATAGGTGTTGGTGTTGAGGGTGCTGTAAGTTCTATTGATGACATGGCATCTAAAGCACGTAGTTTGGGATTGAATGTTAATACATTTTTAAGCACTACGGCTAAAAACTTAAAATTAGTTAACTCTTACGGATTCAAAGATGGTGTTGATGGACTAACACGAATGGTTGCCCGTGCACAAGCACTTCGTATTGATATGTCATCAGTAAAAGGTCTTGCTGCTGATTTATTGAACCCTGAAAAGGCGGTAGAACTTGCCGCTGAGTTCCAAAATTTAGGTGGTGCCATCGGAGCATTAGGTGACCCGTTCCAACTTATGAACTTAGGTCAAAATGACATGGAGGGTTTACAGAATGCTATTATTAATGCAACAAAGGCTTCTGTACAATTTAATGGTCAAACAAAACGTTTTGAAATATCTGCACTTGAAATGAGAAGATTAAGAGCGTTTGCAAGCGCTACGGGTGCTGATTACGAACAACTTGCGGATAGTGCGGTAAGAGCGGCTAAAGAAACCATGGCGTTTGAAGACATTAAATTCTTGGATGTTGATTCAGATAAAAAACAACTTATTGCTAATTTAGCTAAAC